ATGATAGAATTCATCCGTATTGCCACCCCTAACAGTTTGGGTAGCCGCTTTGCCTTGAAGAAAAGCATTGAACTGGATCGTACAATCTCCGTCTTTTAAAACTCGCAAGCACAAATCCGTATCTTCATTGTACCTTCCACGCCACCGATGTTTACAAGTATTTTCAATAAGCAAACAAGAGTAGATTCGGGTATTAACAGTATATGGCGGATAATAAGAATTTGGTGCCACAAAGAAACGATACTGTAATCCAGAAACAGGAACATTCTCAAATCGTTCTACAAAATCTTCGGCTGCGCGAAAGATGGCACCTGTTTCTGCTCTATATCTCTTATTATTGTTGAGTCTGTAGAAATCAATTATGTTGTCATCCATTACCCAGTGGCGTTCAGCACCAATGGAAATGCTATGATCCCAACACCAATTTCTGGCCCGACCAGGCCCATCACCGTGATTGCTAAACGGCAAAACAAACAAAGTGACATAATCCCTTATACCAAATGTATCAAGACACTTATCATAATTTTCATAATCCTGCGGCTCAATAGTGATATTATGTGGTACCTTCATTCTTGCTAACGACCTCGAGGTCAACATTGATTCGTGCCGACCTTTAGATATGATATAAACAGGGTGTTTGGGATTTATCATCATATTACTCCATAAAAGACTCTAGTGAATTTTCAACTTTAGGTACATAGACTTTTTTCCATTGTTTAATATTTTTCATTCTACCATCTTTCTCAAAAATCTTTATAAAATTAGGATACTTTTTCTGTATATATCGCAACGCTTCATAGTGATATTCTGTTTGAAAGTATTCGCTTGGGCTAGCTAAAGTTTCTTCTACCAACTCATTCCACACAATTCGTGTTTTTGCGGTATCTTTATTCAACATACTTCCGTTAGAAATTAACCATTCTTTTGATACCCTGGTTCTAATTCCTCTGGAAAGACACTCACATATAAAGAGGACATCCTCTGCTACTCGAATAGTTGTAAGGTCCATTGAATCCAAATGATCATTAATAATGTTACCATTACAAGCAACAAATCCAAAAACCCCCACATTATCTTCATAATCAATCGGTGCCGGGGGTAAAAATGGATCTGAAAGACCAACCACTCCCATATTGTCTTCATCTAACCAATTAGACAATAAGCCAAATAAAAAAAGTATTTCATCTTCCGTCGCTGGTCTCTTTGATTTTTCCATATTATCAAGATTTGACCAATATTTTGAATTTCTTCTAATGATTTTCAAGTCATCATCAATCATTGCGTATTTTATTTTACCAGCGTGTTGATGAATGAATTTTCTAGTTTGTGATAGTTGAGTCCACGATCCAACAAATTTCTGTGGAATTTCAATATAATCACAATCATAATTATATAAATGTCGTTCATTGGGGTCAACTACCATAATAACCCGTTTCTGTAATTCCAGTGGAAGATTATCAAATGTAATTTGATTATCAGCCCTCCTCACAGTCGGAATATATATTCGTTCAAGCATCGTTTAAAGTATCCCAATTATCCTGTTCATCGATCCAACGACAAAGAGAATTATCCTCAATTTCAAGTTTTGGATACCAGATACTCTTAGACTTATCAGTAAGATTCTGTCCAATCACCTTAGCAAATTCCTTGTAATCATCTTCTGTTCTGAAACTAATGACAAGTCTTTTAAAAGGAGGGTTCTCCTCTTGTTGGAATTCTGGCATGCCAACCCAATACTTTTCCCAAATATGTCTAGGCTGATCAGCAACCCCAAGCAATTCCGCTAGAGGATTTTCAGGATCTTTGCCTTCTGATCCAAGTTTATCCATAAAGTTTTCATACTCACTCGATTCTTCCACTACAACTGCTGGTATTTTTTTCTTTTTAGCCACGATAAGCTCCTTTTCACTAAAAGATTTAATTTACTAAATACATAATAACAGATTAATTATCTGTTGTCAAACCAATTAAAAATGTCCTTCGCGGTACGGCAAATACCCAAGGACCCTAACACGGAAGGCGTGTCAGCTATGTTCTATTTATATCTAAAAACTCATAATACCACCGGCTTGAAATATTTGGGTCAGACGAAAAATGATCCTTTCAAATATACTGGCTCGGGCACTCATTGGTCTAGGCATATTAAGAAACACGGGTATGATGTTACAACTATTATTCTTTATTATACTCCATTCATTGAAGAAATTCGTGAACTGGGTCTATACTATTCAGATTTATGGAACATCGTTGAATCCAATGAGTTTGCTAATCTGATCCCAGAATCTGGCGAAGGTGGGATGGTAATGATCGGGAAAACTCATTCTTCGTCAACTAAAAAGAAAATTGGTGAGGGTAATAAGGGCAAAAAACGTTCTGATGATCACAAAGAAAAAATTAGATTGTCTCAACTCGGCAAAATTCATTCTGATGATCACAAAGCTAAAAATAGTTTGGGAAACGTTGGTAAAAAACGTTCCGATGAAGTAAAGAGAAAAATTAGTGTCGGCAATAAGGGCAAAAAACGTTCCGAGGAAACTAAGAAAAAAATTAGCAAGTCTAAAAAAGGTAAAACTATATCTGCTATGTCAGAAGACACTAAGAAAAAAATTAGTGACTCAAAGATTGGCAAACCCCGGTCGGATGAAACCAAAAAGAAATTAAGTGAGTCCCTATTAGGAATACCAAAACCAAAAATCACCTGTCCTCATTGTGGGAAGACAGGTGGCATAAACGTTATGCCTAAACACCATTTCGATAATTGTAAACTTATACACCACTAACTGAAAAAATCTTCAAGGGACGATTGTTCCTCTGTATTCCATCCAAGAGGTTCCATTATGATCTTCATACTGTCCACAAACGATTTCTGGAACATCAACGGATAGTCCACATACTGCTCTATATTAAACTCCTTAGGAATTTTCGTCAAATAACCGATCACGTTTTCTTTCAGAGGATTCGGTAACTTAGTATAGATGAAGCGAATTTTGTTACCATCAGTTATCTTTTCATAGGAAGATGATAACCCTAATTTATCAACATAGTGATTATAAAGTAAAGCACCTCTTACGTGAATAGGACATCCTTTTGAGTATATAGGAGACCCAGAAAACTTAGTCATCCCATTTACTCCACGAGGAAATGCTATCTCGTTATAAGGTTTTGTATTGTAGTCTTCTTGGCATTTAAGAATAAATTTCTGTACTGAATCTTCTGTGCCATTAAGAATCTCCTTTACTCCATCTTTCAGATATTGACGAACAAGATATGGAGTGGAACTTCTAACCAAGTCAAGCCCAGTGGCTTTCAGTTTTGGTTCATCGTATTGGACACCCTCTGAATTGTGTACAGATAAGGCATACTTCTTCTTAGCAACAAACACTCCAGAATCTGCGATAGCTTCTCGCTTCATAATCATTTTTTGGTCATAAGCATTGAGATAATCCGCCATTTTCTGGTACGATTTATCTAGAGCTGGCTGAACAACTTTATTGGACAATTCGTCCAATTTTACTACAATTTCCTTGTCCGAAAGATTACTATAATACTTATTAACCAAAGTCTCAAATGTCACGTAAACAGAGTCGGTATCACCATAAACTAAGTAATCAATACCAACTGTTTTACATAGTTTGTTCATCAGAACATTAAATTCTTTACCAATCCACTTAATTGCTAATTGACCGCTAAGAGTGATGCCTTCTGCCATACGCAAGTCATAAAATCTAAATGAGTTGGCACCTAGGGCACCATAAAGTGAGTTAATAAGAATCTTCTTAGCCATTTGAATATTATGTAATCGGCTAATTTCAGATTTCAATGATTTGTCTTTTGTCTCCTCATACTGTTGTTCTATTTTGAGCATTTGTTTCTTGGCCACTGAACGCTCATTATAAATTCTGCTAACAATCTCTGGCATAAATCCATGGAAATCTTTTCTGTAGCAGACGCCATTAGCAGTCATAGCCATATTATTTACTATTAGATCGCTGGTATCATATTTCTGTGCCAGTATTCCGTCAACATCAACAGACATTGAATAATCTACCATTGTCTCTGGAGACATATTATATTGAAGAATGATATGTGGATACAAACTTGCGAGGTCATAAGACATAATCCACTTGTGCTTACCGACCTGTGGGTCCATTACGAAGGCACCCTCGTAAGAAGTTTTACTTTGGTATGTTTTATTGGGTATAACAATATTCTTATTCTTGAGATAATTATAGATTAATCCGTCCCAAGTCTTCAACTGACTTAATACGTCCTCTAGTGCTACCTTAGCATCATACGCAATAGTCAACAAAAGTTCAATAAGTTTCAACTTATCGTCTAGTTTTTTAACAAGATAACTATCTATAATGTTGTAAGTGGTGAACTTATTAAAATCAGTAGTATAGAATTCCTTGAAGGTACCTTCGTATTCTAGTTTCTTTTCGCCCAATTCTTGAAAAGCAATGTCATCCAACTTCCAAGAATCACGAACTCCATAGGTATACTTCTTCATCAAGACAATATAATCAAGATGATTAACTCCTATGATATCATAAACAGTGTTTACTTTTTCCCCTAATGTCAATTGTCTTTCATTAATAATACCGAATGGGCTTAATCTCTTAGTAAACTTCTCGCCTACTATTCTATAACACCTATTAATAAGATAAGGCATATCGAAAAGTTCAGTATTCCATCCTGTGATGATATCAGGATAGCGGAATGACCAATCACTAATAAACTTTCGGAGCATTTCTTCTTCTGTTAATAAATACTCAATAACTACTTTAGTAGGATCAATACCCTTTTTAATGAGTACATCTGTTTCCAATTCTACATCGGTAGCTGTATAAACAAAATACTTATCTTCTATATTATCATACAAAGAAATAAGGAGAATCTCCTCAACCGGGTCATTATAATCTGGAAATTGATCACCAACAGTAGTCTCAATATCAAGATAATTAACTCTGATACGATTCATATTGACTGTAATAGGATCTGGATAAGTATCAGAAATGTATTGAATATACCAATTCGTGTTGCCTAAAATTTCATAACCAGAAACATCTTTATATCTCTGAATGAAATCTCTGCACTCTTTGATATCACCTGGCTTAACCTCATAGACTTTGTTGCCGTGTAAGTCATACCATTTAGTATTGGTTTCTTTGGAAGAGTAAGTGAAAAGGGTGGGATTATAATCTTCTTTGCGAACAAATTTAAAACCATCTTCATCGTAACCACGGGAAACTATTTTGTTTCCTAATTGGTTCACGTAAGTATACACCTCGGACATTGGTACCTCATTAGTAAAAGAATTTAAGTTATTTAAGCAGTATATACTAAAATTTTAGAGGAGTCAAGTTCCGTATAAAACTTGAAAAACGTCATAAGCAATATCGTGGACTGGATCGTGCTTCTTCACTTGTGACATATCAAAATCTGGAATATCAACGTAAGCATAGGAATTTGTACTTTCTTTCATCAACCGAAAGAAGGTTCTAAGATCCATAAATTGACCGTAGTTTAAGGAAGGTTTTCGTTGAACTTGTGTATAAAGGGAATCTAGCAAAAGCTGATCAAGAGAGCCTCTGGTCCAGCAAATATTCTTCTTTGGTTCTCCATGGGTATCTACATATTCATCTAACATTGTTAACCCTTCTACCATACTCAAATCATTTTTTGATGGAAACAAACTAGCTTTTTGAACATCCTTCGGCATAGTCTTCCACCAATCTAACGTGTCTTCATTCACTTTTCTACCAATTTTCTTTTGTTCCATTACATCAAATTTTACTAACAATGCCCTATCCAGTAATTCTTGATAAGAAACGATTTCATTTAAGTCAAAATGAACAAGAGCAGCAGATAGAATAATTGAATCAGTGCCTTTCCCTAATGTTTCAATATCTAAGGTAAACATTTTCATTGTTGTGTCCTTTCACAAAAATAATTTACTAAATAAGATAATAACAGATAATACATCTGTTGTCAAATCAATTAAAAACGCCATTCGCGGTACTGGAATACCCAATGGCACTAACACGAAGGAGCGTGCCAGCTTATGTCTATTTATCTCTACCTCAAGCAACACAATACCACTGGATTAAAATACCTCGGTCAGACAACTAAAGATCCATTCACATATCAAGGATCTGGTAAACACTGGGTACGTCATATCAAAAAACACGGTTATGATGTTACAACTATTATTCTTTATGAGACTATATATAAAGAAGAACGTAAGGAGCAGGGATTATACTATTCTGACTTGTGGAACATAGTTGATTCCAATGATTTTGCTAATCTCATACCAGAAGGTGGTGAAGGTAATTCGACGACAAAAGCATCGACCGAGACTCGAATGAAGCAAAGTATTAATAACACCGGAGCTGGTAATCCTATGTTTGGTAAGACACATACAGAAGAAGCCAAAAAGAGAATATCATCTGCAAACAAGGGTAGAATAACTAAAGGATTCTATGGAAGAATACACTCCGAAGAATCCAGAAAGAAAACAAGCGAAACTCTAAAGGGTGTTCCACAAACAAAAGTATCCTGTATCATTTGTGGTAAAACTGGGGGATTACCACAAATGAAGCGATATCACCTTAACAATTGTATTATTTCCAAGTGTTAATATTAGGAGTATATTCTTTAATTTTATTGTATATAGAAATAGACAATTTATCGCTAGGAGTCTGTGATCTACCTTGATCTTTAACTTTGATATAGTTGGCATCTTTAATGTAAGAACCTCTGGAAGGCTTCTTATTTTTAAATACTTTATTATCTGTCTTATCATCCCTTGATACCATAGAAGTATCAACAGTAACTTTATTAAAACTAAGGTAAATAACCCCATCCATATATTTCTTGATATTATCCCCCATATCAAGAATCTTCTTCATTGTCAATGCGGCACCTTCGTGAGTACCTACAAGAATTTCTTCGGGCACCACTCGACCTCGACTAGGATCTAAATTTTGTTTAAGAGCAACTTTCAAATCATTAACAATCCAAACAATATGAATATTAGACTTTTCATATCCCAACTCTTGGACATTACGGGAAATTGATTCTAGTTTCTTCATATCCTTCATCGTAACGTCAAAAATAAGATTTGGTTTACGATCATTAGGAGCAGTTAGAATAGAGGCAAAAGAAGCCGTTTGGTGTTTATTAGGAAGATTATAAACGTCTGCTAGAATTTCGTGGATCTTGGATACATTCTGTGGAATCATAAGATCAAATTTGGCAATATCCTGACCTGTTTCTGCTTTAACTTTTTGAGCAAATTTATTTGATGATATGGCTAGTTTCTTCAATGCGTCAACATCAAAAACCATACCTTCTATTCCAATAAGATTCTCTAATTGAAATCCCTTGCCAGAACCAGCACCCCCAGCTAGAATTACCACGTTGTTAAATTTTGGATAAGCGGACTTACCAAAAATCATTAGTTTTTCTAGAAGTAAATCATTTTCATTTAAATAATCTGTAAATGTTAGCATTGAATTATCCTTCGTAAAAAATGTGCCTACCTATTTTAATAATTTGTCGTTCAACATCAGCCCAAAAGGGTTCTTTAATATAATCGGCATGGTAATGTAAAGAGGCATCAAGATTTTTAATTCTTTTGCCTCTTTTAAAATCCTTAACAGCTTGTTTTGTTTCTTCCCATAGAGGACCACTAGGAGTCTTATTTCTCTTGCTCTGCCATAAGGTCCAAGAAAATTGGGCATGAGCAAATACAACATCACAAACGGATTGTCCCCATCGTCTGGCTTCTAGTCTATTTAGTGTTACTTGAGCAACAGCAATCTTCCCTTCATAGGGTTCAATTCCAGCCTCAAAAAAGACATTTCGTTGGAGACAATAGAGGTCCTCTTCGGGTAATTTGATAGGAGTTGTTGTATAGAAAAATTCATCTTCTTCTTCAATATCATTCTCAATAGACTGATCAATATAAATATTAACTATTACGTTTTGGTATATCTCACCGGGGTCTTCATTCAAATAATGAATAACAAAAAGAGTTAAACAAGTCATCCAGAATAATGTTATCCCCAAAATAATTTCAATTTTTTTCATTTATCCCACTCTCCTAACATTCTTTTTTGTAATTCTTTTTTGTAATTCTTTTTGTAATTCTTTTTTGATTCTGTCGGATATTTCAAACACATCAGACATTTCTGCGGATTTAGCGTAAACAAGTTCATACGCGGAAAATGGTTCCATACCATAATTTTTGATTAAATCATCGGTCGCCTGTACAATTTCTTTGGAATTTGTTCCATACATAATTGAATTCTCCTTTCATATGGAAGTATTATACATCAAAACTAGGAGGTGTCAAGTTATTATGTTAAAGACAAGGGGAGCGCGAGGCTCCCCTTTATTGTGAATTAACCGTTGAGTTGTTCGGGATTCTTTAGCTCAATACGAGAATCATAAATTGGAATTGTTCTTACATTTTTCTTTCTGTCTCTAAACAGATGAATGTTAAGCATACCATCTTCCATAGTAGCAGATTGAATTTCTACTTCATCAGCAAGAGTGAAAGTTCTTATGAAATTTCTGTTGCTGATACCTCGATGGAGGTATTCCACAGTATCGGGCTCTTTTTGTTTGCGACCGGTAACCGTTAGAAAATTAGATTTCAATTCAATGTTAACATCGTCTTTTTTAAAGCCAGCAATCGCCAAAGAGATAACAAAAGAGTTTTCCCCGTCTTTATAAATGGAATACGGTGGATACAAATTCTTTTCTTCTCTTTGGGATACCTTTTCTAACGAATTAAACAATTCATCAAATCCAATAAAATGTTTACCCCACAAATCTCTTGAACCTCTTTGCCAATCTTCTATTGTTGCCATAGTCGTTCTCCTTTCGCAAACAAGCGAGAATGAATTTTGTCACCCTTTTAAGTAGGCGTGACAGTTGATGGCCTTTTACTCAAGGGAGTAAAAGGCCTAAAAATACTTTTTGGTCCCAATCGTATACTTCGATTGTAGAATCCATTGATCCTTTTCTTTGTGTGGTATGATTCGAATAGACGATAATGGTGCCCTATCCTCGATCATTTTTGGGTTAACTACTTTGACCAATCCCCAGTCAGAAAGTAGCCCCACGATCAAATTCCTGCGTTCCACATCTGCTTTAGACAACGTAGAATGTTTACCATCAATTAAGAACATTTCCTTGAAATGGGGAATAAGATATTTGCCTCTTTTGTGTAGAATATGACAGCTTTGAACCAAGGTATTATTCTTTCTTGAAGCTACCCCGATCCTAGTTAGAGTTTCTTTAACTTTAAGAAAATCATCTGGGTTTGCCAATTCAACTTCTACCATCTTATCAGGCGACCAATCAAACATTTCTTCATCAATAATTCTTTGTGACATAATTTTTCCTTTCGTGTGTTTAATAATAAATCAAGAGTTTAGCATTATTTAGTGTTTTTCTTTTTCACGTATCCACCAAAGGACATAAGTTCTACTAATTCATCTTTTTGTTCGTCAGTCAAAAAGTCTAATATTTCCATACCTCGTTTAGTATTAACTTTGTAAACTTTACAAACTGTTTCCAACATTTCTTCATCTTGCTTCTTTATCCATTTACTAAATCTTTTCCCTTTAGTAATTACTTTGTACAGAAACAAATATTGTTGATCTTTATCCAGAAAATGACACCGATTCATTTCGTTAGCATAAAGAACACAATCATTAAAATAAGACAACCCTCTATTGACGATAAAAGGCGTATATTCAGTAATCAATTCTTTATCAATTGGTACTTTGTTATTGATAGAATTAATGAATTCAAATGGAGATAGTTTAGCCATTATCCAATTTTCTCCCTATCAATTTCTGGGTAAGAGTATTCTATAATCCAGTCAATAGTAGGATCAACATCTTTTAGATGATCTGCGAGTTTGGCCCAATTCGTGAATCTACAGATATAGGTACCGGTATTTTTATCATACACCAAATATTTACCATCTTCAATCTTTTCAATAAAAATCCGTCTACTAACCTTTTCCCCAACACTTTCTTCTATTTCTAAAGGACGTTCACGGAACAAAAACGCCAAAATAAGTTTCCCTAATATATAACCCCAACAGAACCACAAAATGTACCACAACAAATTCACAAAATATTCCATAAAAATCTCCTTATTTGAATGAACAGGAGCCCATAATCTCTACCAGACAAGCTAATGTATTGATTTCTGGATCAGCGACAAAAGCCGCTTTATAGGAGTAATCAGCAAGAATGAGGATCAATTGAGGCACACTTTTTTCATCAATTATATTTAGTGCTTGATCATATAATTGACGATACAAGGAAACGTCAGAATCATTCTTTCTTACCCACTTCTGTACATCATTGAACTTTTTTGCCTTCATAGCGACAAAAAGTTCCTTGAATGAGTCTTGATTCAAGTCAAGGAGAATTCCAGAATCAATTGTACCAGAAACAGAATACCGCTGGAGTTCATTCAACGTCTTACGAAAATCTGGAAAATTTCGTTTGATTAATTCTGCTAACACCTTCTTATCATAAGTGATTTGTTCTTGCTCTAAAATATGGGTACAACGTCCCATCATCTTGGTAGCAATAGAAATTTTATCTTTAGAGGTAATCTTAAAATCAATCATTGTACAGCGGCTATGAAGCGGCTCAATAATTTTCTGTTTATGGTTCGCGGTAAAGATGAAGCGACAGTTGGCGCCGAAGGCTTCAAGAAATCCCTTTAGTGCGGCTTGGAAAGCAGGAGTTGATCCGTCCATTTCATCCAAAACGACAATCTTAGGTCCAGTATCTGATAGTGACACTGTTGACGCAAACGATTGGATTTGTGTTCTTAGAAGATCAATTCCTGCTTCCATTGACGCATTAATAAAGAGTAAATCGCTTTGTAGCTCGTTTGACATAGCCTTAGCAAGCGTGGTCTTACCGCAACCAGGAGGGCCGAAGAACAGCATATGAGGAACTTCTCCTTTAGAAAGAAGTCCTTCGACCATTTCTCTGGTTGCTTCTGGCAAGACACAATCTTTTACGGTGTATGGACGATACTTTGTTGCCCAAACAAATTCTTCTGGTCTATTCACGATTAATCTCCATTATGAAAAATATCTTAATTAAAAGTACTATCAGTTTCCAGTGATACAAAATATTCTACACGTTCGCTTACCAGATTAGCGATTTTCTTTTCAGAGATAGACACGGTATAATCATCCATAAGGAATTTCATATTGTCTTGCTTCAAGAATGATTCAAATTTCTTGTCGGTTTTGCCGAGTTCTTTTGAGAATGTATTGCTGGTAGAATTCTTCTTATCAGTTACCACAACAGTGACAGTTTCTCCGTCACCAGTGAACACCACATCAGAGGCACCGATAATACCAGCAGTCTTTTGAATAAGAGCCAAATCTTTAGAAGATAAGTCAAACTCAACAAAAGGAGAAGGCATCTTGATATCTTTTGTTGGGAAAGTCAACACAGTCGGATCGGCCGAAAAGAATTTGAATGATCCACCGGATTCAATTTTAAGATACTTGTCATAAAATGTAATCTCTGGATCCTCATAAATTGATAGGGCACCGAGGAATTCATTAAGGTCATAGATCCCGAATTCAGCATCAAATACCTCTGTTACATTGGCGTTAGCAAAAACACTTTTTGCGGCAGACAGTGTTTTCAATGTACTACCTGGGTTAATCATTAGATTACCATTGATAGTAGCAAAGTTTTTGAGGATAGATAGTGTTTCTTGTGATAATTTCATAGTTGTTCCTTTCACAGTTAAAAATTAATGTTAATTACGTCAATCCCAGCATCAATCAATTCTTGTTTGAATGTCTTAGGGGTGTAGCGATTAAATGTAATAGTATCATATTGGCGCTCACTTGTCAAATTTTGTTTAATTTCTCTTGGTAAAGGTATCTTATAAACTCCTCTCTTGTTTGTCCTGAATTGCTTATCTGTTGTCAACCAAATAGGGAATCCAATAACGAATCCTGTCTCCTTTCTTTTCTCTTTAAGTGAATCAAAAAGGTACCGAAGGTCTTTCAAGGCAATTTTGCCTGTTTTCATCGTCTCTGGATATGATCGGACAATAACATCAACGGCTAATTGTTTTGTTTGGGTTAGTTGGCAATAGACTATCATAGTAAATCTCCTAAAAATTAATTTTACTAAATAGATAATAACAGAAACAAGTTCTGTTGTCAATCAAAATAAATACCATTCGCGGTACCGGAAATACCCAATGGTCCTAACACGGAAAGGCGTGCCAGCTATGTTCTATTTATATCTTAAAATTCATAATACCACCAATAAAAAATACTTAGGCCAGACGATTAAGAACCCCTTTACTTACCGAGGGTCTGGTACTCATTGGACAAATCATATCAAAAAACACGGCTATGACGTAACTACAATAATTCTTTATGAAACTCCCTTTAGCGAGGAACTTGAGGAGGCAGGAATATATTACTCCGAATTATGGAACATTGTGGAATCCGATGACTTTGCTAATTTAATAGTTGAAGCTGGTAATACAGTAGCAGGGAAAAGTAACCCAATGTTTGGTAAAACTCATACAGATGAAACCAAACATAAAATAAGTAAGTCTAAGAAGAACAAAAAACTTTCCGATGAAACAAAATATAAAATGAGTAAATCACACACAGGTAAAAAATTATCAGAATCCCATATTGAACGTATGAAAATTAATCATACTGGATTCACGAATAAAAATCATTCCTTAGAAACAAAATATAAAATGAGTGTTGCTTCCAAAGGTAGACCTAAATCAAAAGAACATTCCAGAAAAATAAGTGAATCCTTGAAAAACAAAAAACAGACTAATACGGCATGTCCTCATTGTGATAAGACAGGTGGTATTTCAAATATGAAACGATGGCATTTTGATAATTGTAAAAATCAAATCTCTTCCTCATAGGGGATTTCATCATCAATAATTGGTTCGTCTGTTGGCCAGATTTTGTCAAACACTTCAATGAAGGTCTGTTTGGTCAAAGAATCGAAACGATTACAAGCCATCTGCACAGCCATTTCGTGATCACCGAAGATTGAATAAGATTGAACAATCTGGATCAAACGGCGGGTAGTAATGATATCATCAATACCACCTTCATCATAGGTTTTGCGAATAGCATCGGCCCACTTGACCAGAGTTTCGGCGAATTTTTCATTCAAGCAACCGAATTTTTCCATAAAATTCTTGACAATCTTAACCTCTACGGCAGGCTTAGGATAATCTTGCTCAAGAGTAACGGGGAAACGCTCAAGGAACGCCTCGTTCAGCATCTTGGTACCGATATATTTACCATCATCAGAACCACGGCCCTTAGTGTTACCAGTAGCAAAGATATTGAACCCAACAGCAGGAACAACAATTTCGTTTTTCAGCTTGAAGTAGTACGGCTTACCTTCAAGAATGGACTGGAGACACATAATGTTGTTCGGTTCAGCGGCATCAATTTCATCAAGAAGAAGAATGGCGCCTTGGCGCATAGCGATAAGAACTGGCCCCTCAACAATTTCGATGTTTCCATCAACCAGTGTTTTAGTACCTATCAACTGATCTTCATCAGATTGAGCATTCAGGTTGATCCGAATATATTCGCGCTTGTTTTTGGCACAGGCTTGCTCAATCATTGTTGACTTGCCATTACCAGTAGGACCGGTAATGAAAGTTGGAAAGAACATAGAGGACTTGATAATCTTATCAACCTTATTAAAGTCACCGAAAGGGGTGAAAGTAGCGTCCTTAGTCGGAATAAAAACTTGACGCATTTCGATGGGTACCACGGGAGCTTCCATTACAGGAGCCGGAGAAAATTTCTTCACAGATTTCACAGGTTTTGTCTTTTCTTTAGTGGTCGTTGGCGAGCCAGTTTTCAGATTAATACCGAGATGTTTTTCAATTTTTCTCTCAACCCCTCGACGGCCCTTATACTTGTATTCCCAACCAAGATCGGTACCATCATATTTGATGTAAACACGCTCATTACCATTCACAACTTTAACTTCGGCTTCAACTTTTGCTGGATCATAGGACATAATAAATACCTTTCTCAAATTGGAAATGTCTCTCACTCACAGGAACCATTCTACACTATTATACCAGAGAAGTCAACACCTTTTTTCGCCTTTTTCGAAAATTATTTTTACTAAATAGAATAAAGAATGCCATTCGCGGTACTGATAATACCCAATGGCCCTAACACGAAGGAGCGTGTCAGCTATGTTCTATTTATATCTAAAAACTCATAATACCTCTGGATTAAAATATCTTGGCCAAACAAGGCGCGATCCTTTTGAATATAAAGGATCGGGCAAACACTGGCAACGACACATTAAGAAACACGGATATGACGTTTCCACTATTGTTCTTTATGAAACTCCATTCATTGAAGAAATCCGTGAACTGGGGGTATACTATTCTGACTTGTGGAACATTGTTGAATCCTCGTGGTTTGCTAATCTTATACCAGAAACTGGGGATGGCGCTAATCATACTAAAGAAACACTAAGAAGAATTGGTATAACAAAAATAGGGAATACAAATATGCTTGGTAAAAAACATTCCGATGAAACCAAAGCTAAAATGAGAACCGCTAAACTTGGCAAAACATTTTCAGATGAACACAAAAGAAAAATGAGTGAATCTCACCTTGGCAAAACTGGTCAAACTCATACAGAAGAATCTAAAAAGAAAATGAGTGAAGTAAAAATAGGCAAAACATTTTCAGATGAACACAAAAGAAAAATGAGTGAATCCCACAAAAACAGGGAGAAAATTGCATGTCCTCATTGTGGGAAAATATGCGGCAAGCCCCAAATAGTCCAATGGCATGGTGATAACTGTGCTACACTCAACTTATCACCGAAATAAATTTCTCCAAAAGGATTT